ACACGACATATAATAATACATCTTCTGCACGTTTAAATGAATACGGCGACGTACAGTGAAACCATCACTTTACCAAATGGTAACTATGACGGCGCAGAATTGGCGAGTAATCTTGTACAACACTCCGATATCATAGATAGTGCCACGTATTTAGCCACCACGAATGATATAAACATAAGTAACCTAACAAATGATTTCACATTCGCGTTTTATGGGGGAGAGAATGGATACATGTCAAATGCATCTAATACGACACCACACGATGTATTAGGTCTTCCACCAAACAATGTGCACTCTACGTCCAATTCTTTGAAAACGGGTAGTCTTAATTTACAGGGTGTCGATGCGTTTGTTTTAAAGTTGAGTAGTGGTTCCGATGAATTCAACAAATCCATCTACTTTAATACACCCTTTTACACTGGTAAAATACTCACACATGGCGATGTTGTAAATTATTCTGGTACGGATGATGCGCTTGAACATGAATTTCATTCGGGTAAACAGCAAACTATATCGTCCATACGCGTTCAATTTTTTTACAGTAGCAATGGACGTCTCATCCCATACGACTTTAGAAACGCAAACCACGTGTTAAAATTTGCGTTATCTTGTTCAACTGATAAACTTGAAAATGTACCGAAAGTAAAGATACCCATAGACGAGGAAGAGGAAGAGAAGAAGAAGGAGCAAGAGTCCGACTCTAAAGTTGAAAAATACACTATTCACGGAACGGAAAATGAAGCCGAAGACGTGGATAGGTGGAATGCTATCATATCTATAATTTTTATAGTTTTAGTCGGATTTGTCCTACTTTTAATTCCAAAGAGGAAACCAACCACTTAGCGGGTGACCGCGTACAATGGTTGAGATGGTCTTTGGACACGAGTGGAGACTCGGGAGATCGAGAGGTAGACGACGATGGACAACAAGGTGGTGAACAACGCGGTGAGCGTGTAGTTCATGCCACCGTTCTTGTTGACCTTGACGACTTGGTTCACCAACCAGCGGACGAGGTCCATCCACGAGAGGGCGGCCGCGAAGGAGAAACCGGCGACGACGGCGTTCAAGGATTGCGATTCGAGCTCTTGGCTGATAAGAGTAACAGTTTCGGCAGCGGACATGGTATATATTACATTTAGAAAATTTATTCTGGGACTAGTTCCTCTACGACTAATATTTTCTTGTATTTTTTGGCCTGGTAACCCTTTGTCTTTGGTTCTTCAGACTCAGACTCGGACTCGGACTCGGAATCGGAATCAGAATCGGAGTCTGATTCACCAACTCTGAACGTTTTATATTCCGTATCCGTCCATCCTTCAGGCTCCTCAGACTTCTCGGTGTCCATTACTATCAATGGCATTTTTTAAAATCTCTTCGGACGGGTTCGTTGGAACCCACGCGTCCCAAGTATCGTATGCCTCGTTTATCTTATTCAAACCCTCGTCATCCCCCGTGTATCTCGTAAAATCACCTTCACATTCTTCGAGTACCTCCATATCGGGTGTGTCGTCATCACCTTCGTAAATTTCTGGGAAGTAAGAGCCAATCTTCTGTCCAACTTCATATCTCGCACAGTATTTCATGGCGTACTCGACGTCCTTCATGAGAATTGCGTCTCTCCCACACGCCTTGGAGTATTCGCACGCGAGTAACATCGCTCTTTCAATCACTGGTATCAATATATTCGACATCGTTTCCATATATTGATCCACTTGCGTATCTTCATTGTTCGTTAAATCAAAACCTGTTTTCATTATGTATCAAATAGTAAAGTACAGATTCCGTTCTCCACCCGGAGTATGTTATAACTTTGGGCATAAACTCTAAGTTGCTTTTGTTTGTCCGTGTTAACTGGATAGTTAAACAGCCCCACACGCGCTATTTGGTTTTTTACATAGGAGAAATTGAGTTGACCTGAAGGTTGTATGCTTTCGGGTTCGAGAGCAAAACTATACATATAAAATCTCCTGTAAACGGTCGTCCTCGAGTGATGTTTTGCTGGCTGAATCGCTCTCAAATGAACAACATTTCCAGTAACTTCATCCAGTATGGTTTCTCCGTCAAACTCAAGTTCGATCTGTTTTACCTGTTCTGAACTCGTGAAAAGTCCATATTGATCTACATTAACATTTGAACAGTATTGATATGGTGTGGCGAAATCGTTCTCTATGGTCGGGTCGTTGTCAAACTTATCCTGTACCACAAAAAACAATTCTTTGACGGGATTCACCATATTGAGTCTAACCTCGTGTACATTACATTGATTAACTGTGTCAATTTTGGCGTCGGCTCGGTCGAGTTCAAATGTATTCGTTTGTGTCTGTGTTATCAAGTAATCGACGCGCTTAGGAAACTTTTTATCTTTTAAGCTTACCATTTCGGTTGAAAGTTGAACGCTTTTTATGAGTCCAGTTGGATTTTGACCGAGGTAATAGGTGGATGCCTCATTACCACTTGGAGGATTCAAATTCACGGCAAATATACAGTCTTCGGCTTTTCTGAAACGTATCGCTATCTCGACTTCCTGTTTAGTGATAGCATGCAAAGGTATGGCAAGTTCCGGGTGTTCGTGGAAATAAAATGGAAGGTCTACTCTGTAAGATGTGTCTACTGTAGATGCCGACGCTCTATCATCGCGTATACCCTTGTATTTATCCGTATATGTGGAGAATATCTGGTTAGGTTTACCGACCAATTTTCTGAGCGCAGCCTGTTTTGATTGTGTCACGGATATCTCGGAATAAATGGCTAACATATCAGATGGTATTCTTTGGACGAGAGTGCCACCTATGTATAATTCTGTGTAGTCTATCATGGCTTGAGCGATTGATTCGCAATATGTGACATTGGAAGAAGGCGACAAGGACTGATCGATAGCCCCGAGTGTGAGTTTCACACTCAAACCTTTCAACAAGTCACCTTGATTTTGTGGTATAACACACCGTATTTCTTCGCCAAACTCCACTCTACCCGTAAAATCTAAATCGTCGTAGAATCTCGCATAATTTCCATGCTTTTTGAAATTTTTTATAAAATACGTGTATTCTGGATCATCAGTAAATGACCTGTCCTGTGGACCCACAGTTTGAAGCTGAACTCTACCGGCCATTCTAATATTACATCCTAAAATTTTAACCCAGCCATTCCTCCATTTACTCTCACGACGTTGTAGTTTGTTGCGTATACGTGTAGAGTGTGCGATCGGGTCGAGTTAATACCATCATCTAATTCAACCTCGAGTAATTTGTGTATAACACGGCTCATATTCACTTGCCCAGTTGGATAATGAACATCTGGTTTCATAGAAAAGCTATATACACCGAATTCGTTATCTGGGTCTATGGAGTTCGTGTAATTCCTGAGTGGCTGTTCTGCGGATAACATGAGATTGTCGGCGTCTATCACGGTATTGTTGTTAAATTTCAAATTTACGTGTTTTATTGGGACGTGCTCCTTTGTTTCATCATCCTTCGCCAAGAAAAAGAGTTCTTTCACTGGATGCTTAAAATTAATCATCACGGCGCGCGAAGAAACGCCAGCTTTCATTCGTATTTCAGCCACTTGCGTCTGCGTGATAACATATTCAATCGGTCGCGTGCGTATGAAATTTTTCTCATCTTCCGTGACGTATACAAAATCACAAAACAGACTCATATTTCTCGGTGACATATCACACGTGATTGGTGTGTTTTTGTTATATGCGGGTGGGCTGACGTCATACTCCACAGTCAACTCATCCGCTGGTTTCAATTTAACCTTTACTTCTATAATGTGAACGTCTAGGCCACACGTCGGGATGGCGAGACTTGGGTGACCGTTGAAATAAAAGGGTAATTGTATTTTGTATTTTTGAAAATTTGTGTATTGTGGATTCGTGGCATCATTTATAATTGGGTAGCTGTTATGGAGGGTCGTTGGAACGAGCGTAAATGTTGTATCGTTGTCCGTATAGTTAAGTTGATTGTACATGTATATGTAATCGCCGGTGATGCGCTGTATGGTTTGTCCGCCTATGATCAAATCGGCGTATTTGATCATCTTCGTGGGCGTAGACGTATCCCATCGAATTTGTTTAACATCCAGGCTTACTGTGTTGTTGTGGTAGGTCGGGTCCGTGGGTCGTATGACCGTGGAGGCGTAATCTGCAGAAATATTTACTTGTATCTTGAGCGTTAGTACGTGATTATTGTTCCCATTTAGTTCATATGTCCAATCGTTTGCATTTACACCCGATTGAACTTCAAATTTCTGTGAACTTGTA